GTAAGGATTGGTGTATAGATCATATTGATGAAAATAAAACTAACAATAAAGTTGAAAACCTAAGATGGTTGCCCCGATCAGAAAACACAAGAAGGTCTCATTTGGGAAGACCAGAACCCAAAAAAGGAAGATTGCAAATGGATGATGGTATAAAGCAAAAAATTAAAAATCTTTCAGAGCAAGGATTGTCTCAAAGAAAGATTGCTGATATTATGGGCAAAAACCAACGAAGTATTTGGAATGTATTAAATGAGGTTTATTAATGAGTAAAGATTTTTTGTTTGTGGAAAAGTATCGTCCTCGTAAAATTGAGGATTGTATTCTTCCTGATGGTATCAAAAAAACATTTTTGGATTTTGTTAAGAAGGGGGAAATCCCAAATCTCCTTCTTGCTGGACCCCCAGGAGTAGGTAAAACTACAGTAGCAAAAGCATTATGTGAAGAACTTGGAGTAGATTATTATGTCATTAACGGATCCGACGAAGGACGTTTCTTGGATACTGTACGGAACCAAGCAAAGAACTTTGCTTCGACCGTCTCACTTCAAGGAAATGACAAGCACAAAGTCATCATTGTGGATGAGAGTGATAACACGACCGCCGATGTTCAACTCTTATTGCGGGCAAATATTGAGACGTTTTATAACAACTGCCGATTCATCTTCACCTGTAACTACAAGAACAAAATTATTGAACCCCTCCATTCCCGTTGTGCCGTCATCGACTTCACAATCAAAGGGAAGCAGAAGCAACAACTTGCTGGAGCATTCTTCAAACGTCTCCAAACGATCTTGGATACGGAAAGAATTGAATATGATGAAAAGGTCATTGCAGAACTGGTCTCAAAACATTTTCCAGATTTTCGTCGCGTTCTTAATGAATGCCAAAGGTATTCTACTGGTGGGAAAATTGACACTGGAATTCTTGCATCTTTCTCAGACGTTTCAGTAAATGAACTCATCAAGAATCTCAAAGAAAAGAATTTCACAGAAGTCCGTAAGTGGGTGGTCTCCAACCTTGATAATGATGCTCCGGTCTTACTTCGTAGGATTTATGACGCTTCTTATGATTATTTACTTGCCCAATCTATTCCTGCTGCTGTTCTCATTATTGCTAAGTATCAGTATCAGTCAGCTTTTTGTGTTGATCAGGAGATAAATCTTTTGGCAGCATTAACTGAAATAATGGTGGAGTGTGAGTTTCGATGAATCTATATAAAATTGATTATAAATCCTTAAAGGAGAATCCAGTTAAAACGACTCCTGAAAATGTAAAGGAGGCAAATGAAGCACTTTTTTATTCTAAAATGAATCTTCCACAGGCAGCAAAGCACTGTGGTATGACGCAGAAAGAAATGAAACTTACTTTTTTTGAATATCTTAAGTATAACAAACCTGATTATGAAATCTCTTAAAACCTGTCTTCGTTACCCCGGTGGTAAGAGTAGAGCGGTCACTAAAATGGACCCATACTTTCCAGACCTTCGCAACTATGATGAATTCCGTGAACCTTTCTTAGGAGGCGGAAGCGTTGCGATTTATATTACAAAGAAGTATCCTAGTATAGATATTTGGGCAAATGATCTTTATGAACCTCTGGTAAACTTCTGGCAGCAACTCCAGATGTTTGGAGATGATTTGAAGAATGAACTTAGTGGACTGAAGTTAGCACATTGTACACCAGAATTGGCAAGAGAACTTTTCTTAAAATCAAAGGAGCAAATCAATGATGAATCTGAAACGAACCTTAATCGTGCTGTCGCTTTCTATATTGTTAACAAATGTTCTTTTAGTGGTCTTACCGAAAGTTCTTCTTTTTCTCCACAAGCATCAAATAGCAATTTCTCATTGAGAGGTATTGAAAAACTTCCTGAGTATTCAAAGTTAATTGTTAATTGGCGTATAACTAATTACTCCTATGATTATCTAATGGATGGAAACAAGAGTGCTTTTATGTATCTCGACCCTCCTTATGATATTAAGGATAATCTCTATGGGAATAAAGGATCAATGCACAAAAGATTTGATCACGATAAGTTTGCTGCTGATTGCAATTCCAATAATATGGATATGTTGGTAAGTTATAATACCGATCAACTTGTCAAAGATCGTTTCTTAGGTGGAAAATGGAATGCTGCTGAGTTTGATTTGACTTATACGATGCGTTCCGTGGGTGAATATATGCGTGAGCAAAAACAACGTAAAGAACTCTTGCTTTTTAATTATACCAAAGATCCTAAAATACAATTTAGTTTTGATGGATGTTATAATTATGATAGATTGAAGAAAGAGGGTTTGATTGATGACTGAACTTAAAGATTGGTTAAATTCAATCAATCAAACGAAGAAAAATCTAATTGATGAGGATCCATCTTTAGAGAAAGAATACAATTCATATATTATCAATCGGTGTCTTTCTGGGGAAATTGATTGTATTATGTTTGCTAATGAAATGAATATGTATTCATTCCTCCCGAAAAAGATGCAATATGACTTTTTTATAAATAGTCTGAGGAAAAAGAAGAGATATTCTCCCTGGCTCCGTAAAGATACAATCAAAGATCTTGATTATGTTAAACGTTACTATGGTTATAGTAATGAAAAGGCAAAACAGGCTTTGAGGATTCTTACAAAAGAACAACTTACTTTTATAAAATCGAAATTTGAAACTGGAGGAACAAAATGAGTGTCGTTCAAGAACCTGAAGTAAAGTGGACGCCCGATCAAATGGTGGAAGTGATTCTTAATGAACCTGATGATTTTTTAAAGGTTCGTGAGACTTTGACTCGCATCGGAGTTGCTTCAAGAAAGGAAAAGAAAATCTATCAGTCTTGTCATATTCTTCACAAACAAGGTCGTTATTTCCTTGTGCATTTTAAAGAACTTTTCGCACTGGATGGCAAACACGCTAATCTAACCGTAAATGATGTTCAACGTCGTAATCGTATTGCTCAACTTCTTGCAGATTGGGGTCTGATTACTATTGTGGATGTGAGTAAGATTCAAGATATTGCACCTTTGAACCAAATTAAAGTCCTTGCCTATAAGGACAAGGGAGATTGGATTTTGGAGACCAAATACAATATTGGTGCTAAAAAGAAAAAGGTAGAGGATACCGAATGATAAAGAGCGGGTTTCACGACCCGCTTTTTTATGCTTTCTATTATAATTATTAATGATCGCCTTATAGGGATCACACAATCAAACCTCGCTTTTAAAGGAGCTACCATAATGACTAACCTCACAAGGTATACTGCTGCGGATCTTCCTGCTTTGATGGAAAGAATTACTCGCAATAGTATTGGAATGGATGAATATTTTGACCGTCTATTCAATCTTCACGAAACTACAAATAACTATCCACCATACAATCTAATTCAGGTAAATAATGTAGAATCTCATTTAGAGATTGCTCTTGCCGGATTTAAAAAGGAGGAAGTAAATGTCTTCACCGAGTATGGAAAACTTTTTGTCGAGGGGCAAAAATCAGATACAGAATCGGATAGGACGTTTATCCACAAGGGTCTGGCTAGCAGAAGTTTCAAGAGAGTGTGGACTTTATCAGACGACACAGAAGTCCGAGAAGTCACCTTTGAAGATGGACTACTTACCATTCGACTAGGTAAAATTGTTCCGGAACATCATTCTCGTAAAGACTACCTCTAAATATCTAAATAAAGAAAAAGTTAGTTGGGTGATGAAAACTTTTCAGCAATTTATGGAAAAGGTTGGAGATTTTGGAAATCCCCCCCTGCCGACCAAAGAAAATTGTTATGGAAGAACAGTAAAATATGTAATGGCACCAAAAAAGAAAGTTTGTGCTTTGAATACTGACAGTGGTTCTGGAGGGTCTTCCGGTGATTCTGGTGGAGACTAAATAGTACTGAATATCGTCGGTGCAGGGAGGCAACTGGCAAAATCCAGTTGCACCTCCCCTTTTTTTGTGCTATAATAAGTTGAGAGAAGAATTAAAAATGTCCGTAAAAATTGCTCTATTAAAATCTGGAGAATCTGTAATTGCCGATATTAAGGAATTGATTTCCGAAGATAAAGTATGTGGATATTTATTTACGAATCCGCATAAAATGCAGGTCAGTAATTCAATCTTTTTGACAGAAGAACAATTAGAACCTGGAGATGGTACAGTGAGTGTAACATTTTCTTCTTGGATTCTTTTTTCAAGTGATAATGAGATTCCAGTTCGTCCAGATTGGGTTGTAACTATTGTTGAACCAGTCAAGTCTATTAAAGAAATGTATGAGGAAAAGGTAAATGGAACGGAACGTGAAGTGTCTTCTATTGAAGGTTGACACTGTATTGATTACTGAAATTATTGAAGTTGGTTCTGAACTTGGTGAACCTGATTGTAAACTAATTAATCCATATGAATTTTTTAGTGTTGATGATATGAAACCTTGGCCAGAGGTTACTAATCAAACTGAGTTAATGATTCATTCCGATAGTATTCTTACAATAGTAGACCCAACTCCCGAAATTATTAAAAAGTATCTTGAATTAACTGCATAATGCAATTCTACACAAATGTGCAAATGGTTGGGGACCACTTCTTGGTTCGTGGTTATGAAAATGGTAAACATTTTATGACCCGTGAGAAGTTTTCTCCGACTCTTTTTGTGCCTTCTAAAAAACCAACCAAATATACAACACTTCAGGGAGAATATGTGGAACCTATTCAACCAGGTTCTGTGAGAGATTGTAGAGAGTTTATTAAAAAATATACTGATGTACAAAACTTCAAAATCTATGGGAATGACAAATACATCTATCAGTATATTTCCGACAAATATCCTGAAAATGAAATTAAGTTTGATATTGACAAAATCAAACTAACAACGATTGATATTGAGGTCGCATCAGAAAATGGATTTCCTGATGTGGAAAATGCTGCCGAAGAGATATTACTCATTACTCTTCAAGATTATAATACAAAGCAAATTCGTACTTGGGGTCAAGGTAAGTTCAATAATAACCAATCAAATGTTTCTTACCGAGCATTTTCTGATGAATATAGTCTGTTAAATGACTTTATTCACTGGTGGATGATGGAGGATAATACTCCAGAGGTTGTGACTGGTTGGAATAGTGAACTGTACGATATTCCTTATCTTGTTCGCCGTCTTGATAGGATTTTAGGTGAAAAGTTAATGAAGCGTATGTCTCCTTGGGGTCTTGTCACCGAGGATGAAGTTTACATTTCTGGAAGAAAACATATCTCCTATGATATTGGTGGTATAAGTCAACTTGACTATATTAAACTCTATAAGAAGTTTACCTATAAGACACAGGAATCTTATCGTCTGGATTATATTGCCGAAGTAGAACTGGGGCAGAAGAAACTGGATCACTCTGAGTTTGATACATTCAAGGACTTCTATACTAAAGGCTGGCAGAAATTCGTAGAGTATAACATTATTGACGTAGAACTTGTTGACCGTTTGGAAGACAAGATGAAACTGATTGAACTTGCTCTTACGATGGCATATGACGGTAAAGTCAACTATGAGGATGTATTTTCGCAGGTAAGAATGTGGGATACGATTATCTACAATTACCTGAAGAAAAGAAATATTGCCATTCCTCCTAAAGAAAAGACTGATAAGGACTCCAAGTATGCCGGTGCATATGTAAAGGAACCAATTCCCGGAAAGTATGATTGGGTGGTTAATTTTGACTTAAACAGCCTTTATCCGCATTTGATTATGCAATTTAATGTAAGTCCCGAAACCCTTGTTGAAGAAAGGCATCCCAGTGTAACCGTGGATAAAATTTTGAATCAAGAACTTACCTTTGAAATGTATAAGGACTATGCAGTATGTCCTAATGGTGCGATGTACCGTAAGGATATTCGTGGTTTTCTTCCAGAACTTATGGAGAAAATGTATAATGACCGTGTTATTTTCAAAGAGAAAATGATTGCGGCAAAAAAACAATATGAGAAGAAAAAGACAAAGGAATTAGAAAAGGAAATTGCCAGATGTAATAATATTCAAATGGCAAAAAAGATTTCTCTTAACTCTGCCTATGGTGCTTGCGGTAATCAGTACTTCCGTTACTTCAAACTAGCAAATGCAGAAGCAATTACTCTTTCGGGTCAAGTTGCGATTCGTTGGATTGAGAGTAAGATGAATTCTTATCTGAATAAAATTCTTAAGACAAAAGATGTTGATTATGTTATTGCTTCTGATACTGACTCCATTTATCTTCATATGGGTCCTTTGGTTGAAACTGTATACAAGGGAAGAGAGAAAACTACTGAAGGCATTGTCACGTTCCTTGATAAGATCTGTAAGGTGGAACTTGAAAAATATATTGAAGGTTGCTACCAAGAACTGGCAGAGTATGTGAATGCCTATGACCAGAAGATGCAGATGAAGCGGGAAAATATTGCCGACCGTGGAATCTGGACTGCCAAAAAGCGTTATATTCTGAACGTCTGGGATAGTGAGGGTGTGAGATATACTGAACCTAAACTTAAAATGATGGGTATTGAGGCAGTTAAATCTTCAACTCCTGCACCTTGTCGTCAGATGATTAAGGATGCTCTGAAATTGATGATGAGTGGAACTGAAGATGAGGTAATTGATTTTATTGATAATTGTCGTCAAAAGTTTAAAAGTCTTCCCCCAGAAGAAATTGCTTTCCCAAGAACGGCATCCGATGTTCGTAAATATTATTCGCCATCAAATATTTACGCATCCAAAACTCCTATTCATATTCGTGGTGCCCTTCTGTTTAATCATTACATAAAGGAAAAAAAACTAACCAATAAATATTCACTTATTAATAACGGTGAGAAGGTTAAATATATTTTTCTTAAAAAACCAAATATTATTCAGGAGAATGTTATTTCCTTTATTTCAGATTTCCCAAAGGAACTTAACCTTGACAAATATATTGATTATGAACTACAATTTGAGAAAAGTTTTGTAGACCCCCTTCAATCTATTTTAGATTCAATTGGATGGGAAGTAGAAAAAACTGTAAACCTTGATTCATTTTTTACCTAATGGACTTGCCAATTAATGACAAAGAGTTGGATACTATTATTAGTGCAATGCGACTTGGTGGAGACTCTGCTCTTTATCAAAAACTTTGGACTTATAAAATGAATTATTTTGATAATAAAAAAGAGGATAAATAATAATATCTGTTGAACCCGCAAACTCTACAGATAAGATTAGGTGCTCTTCGGGCACCTTTTCTAATATAAACTATTATAAATAATAGTGCGGGTTTAATAGAGTAGAAATGAACTATCTAAAGATTTATTGTAGTCTCATCAGGAAAGCAGAGAATAGAACTCCGCCTGAAGGTTACACAGAAAAGCATCATACCTTTCCTAAAAGTATCTTTGGGGACAATAGTAGAATTGTAGTACTTACGGCAAGAGAGCATTATATCGCTCACGCATTATTAGAAAAGATTTGTATTAAAAGATACGGATTAAAAGATAGAAAAACAATAAAAATGATTCACTCGCATATTTTAATGAAATCAAAAGGTAAATATTATAATTCTTATCTTTATGAAAGTGCAAGATTTAGAATATCTGAATCAAAGAAAGGTAAAAAACCATATGTTATGACCGAGAAAACTAAAAATAAAATGAGTGAATATTCTAAAAA